CGGTGACCAGCGCAGACGCCGATGTGGTGATGTCCTGGGTCGTCTCGTAGCCGACCGCCGGCGTGCCGCCCGCCGAGAGCTGCGTCCCCATCGGCACGAGCGCGCCATCGACCAGCCCCTGAAAGCTCGCGGTCCCGCTGGCCAGCGTCGGCGTCTTGCGCCCGGTCGAGCCGTCCGCGTTGGTGAGCCAGATATCGCCGTGCCGGTCGAGCCATTCCGTCTCGGCCGTGTCCGGCATCAATTGCAGCGCCAGCCAATCGAGGTATTGCAGATTGAGATGGCAGAGCGCGCCCTGCGTATCGGACATGACGCGCAGCACAGAATTCGGCACGCTCGCGTCGGCGCCCGGCAGCGAGCCGCGGATGAAGTCGCGGACTTGCGAGCGAACGAGCTTAAGCGTCGGTGTAGACCAGGGCATGCAGCGTCACTCGATGATGTCTTGCCAAAGAATTTGGTAGCGGAGCTCGACCGCGGTGAGCGGCCCGCGATAGAGCCGCACCAGGGCATCGATGCGCTGGGTATCGAACCGCTCGACTTGTACGTCCATCGACGTGCCAATGCGCAGCGAGAGGAACGGCTGGATTGCCTCTTGGATATAATGCTTGACGCGAACGAGCGTTGAGCCGACCGCGGCATTCGAGCCAGTGATCTTCGCGCGCTGCATCAGCCAAAGGCGCGAGCCTATTTCCCAGCCGCCCCATATCTCCTGCGCGTCGAGGTCGCCCCACCAGCCGCGGCGATCGGTCGAGTCCGGGTCGGGCAGCTCGTCGTCCATCGCCGCCAGGCGATCCGTGCCGAGCGCGACGATGACCGCGGTCGCGAGCGCCTCGGTGTCGTCGAGCGTGCCGTCGCCGAGCAACGCCCAATCCACCGAAACCGATGTGCGGTAGGGAAAGTCGGTGCGCTGGACGAGCCGAATGTCGGGCATCGCTTAAGGCTTCGTATCCAGCGAGGTCGGCGGCCCCGGCTTCGGCGCGTTGACCAGCACCGCATCGCTGCCGTTGGGATCGGTCGTCATGCCGAGACCTTGATTGACACCGTAGACCGGATGACTCGCGCTCTCGGTCCCGAGCTTGATCTTGCCGATGAAAACCCAGGTCTTGCTTTGGCCGTCGTAGTAGCCGACCACGCTGTCGCCCGAGCGGAACTCGATGCGCCCTTTGCTTACGCGGATTTCGTGATTGACGCTCTCGCCTTCGTGCTTGAAGTCCTGCTGACCCTGGCCGCCGCTTTGGCCGCTCGCGCTTCCCCCGCTGGTATCGCGCGCGCTACCGATGCCGCCGCTTCCGCTGCCCGAGCTCGAGCCGCCACCGCCGGAAACGCTGCCGCCTTTGCGTTGCTGCTTTTTCTTTTCGACGTGCCGGATCGAAACAAAGCGTTTGACGGTTTGTTGCTGCCCGCCGCTCGAGCCGCTGCCGCCCTGGCCGCCGCCGCTTTGCTTCTGGCTATCGTCCGGCCCGTCGAGCGACAACAGGAACAAGCCGGCGCGGCGCAACAACGTCATTTGGCCGAGATCGTCATATTGCGCGTTCTCGCCTTCCTTCAAACCCATCGGGCGATGCCGCCGGTCATCCATGATGGCGCAGACCGGAAACGATCGGTTGCCGCCGATAAAGCTGATGAACCCCTCGGCGGCTTCCTTGATCATTCCCTGCGCGTCTTTGGTGGCGGCGCGTACCACCGACGAGAACCCATAGTTTTGCGGCGACTCGACCTTGTCGCGGGTCTCGCCCTTCATAAAGTTGCCGGCCATCTCCTGCATCATTTTGCCGTCGTCGGCCCCGCTTATCATGGTGCGAGCGCCGCCCGACGAATAGGCGCGGAAACTGGTATTGAGCGGCGTAGCGCGGTGCATCTTTATTGCTCCAAGTTTGGCGGCGGCGGCTCGCTCGGCGATGTCGCCGCCGGCGCCGGCGTGGCATTTGGATCGGGCGCCTGCGGTGCGGTTGGATTGCTTACGTCAAAGTCGCCGGCATCCTTGAGCAACCACGGTGCGACCAGCTCGAGCGCGGTCAACGTCCCTTGATTGCGGTCCTGCGTGAACGTGATGGTCTTGATCTTGAGAACCATGTTGAGCATCGCCATCGGCGAGTAGACGCTCACGTCATCGCCGGCGCGCCATAGCTGATGCGTGCCTGGCCGCATCCAGCCTTGCACGACGATGGTCGCCTCGATGATGGTGCCCTCGTGCCATATCGACTCGTTCTTGGCGCGCTCTTGCAGCTCGCCGATGCTCCACACGGGTTGCTCGGCCGGCGTCAGCACCGGCGAGTAGCGTTTCGCGGTGCCGGGATAGTGCGCCTCCTGCTCGGAAGCCGCCGCCATGTTTTGCGTGTCGGTAGCCGCGGTCTGCCCGCGGATGATGTAGTCGGTAAAGATGTTCTCGATCGAGATCACCGCCTGGCAACTGATAATGTTGACGCCCTCGACGAGGCTGGCGCTGATCGGCATCGTGTGGTCGTCGATGGCGAGGAAGTTGCCGTCCTTGTCGCTCCCCATGACGATGCCGCGGGGACGCGCCAGGCGCTCGAGGCAATTCCAGATCGTCTCGCCCGGCTCGACTTGGCATTTGACGAACGGCTCCGGGTTCACGTTGCCGATTGGTTTGATCGAGATGCCGGTCGGCGCCAGCACTTCCTCGGCAATTTGCATGAAAGACTTGTTGTCGAAATTGCCGGTCTTGTGGATGACGCTCGCGCGCGCCGCATACCAGGTGACGCCGATGCCCTGGAATTGGATGCCCTTGCTTTCCTTGGAATAGGCGGTCTGGCGCGTGACGATGACGCCAGTGATCGCGAGCTCGTTGCCGAGATAGATCGCGCACTCATCGCCCGGCTTGAATTGCAGCTTCTGCCAATCGGCCGGCACTTGCTCGATGTCCGCGGACGTAAAGCGGAACAGCGGATAAGCCTCGGCCCACCGATGCTGTACCCAAACCGATTTCCAGCTCTGGAACTTGCGGCCCTCGACGACGACGGTGGCGATCTCGTCGGGATTGAAGATCGGCCCCGGAAGCTGGTCGGGCGCCGGCGCCGCCGGCGTGGGCGCGGCGTCGGCCATCTAAGCCGACAGCGCCAGGCCGGCCGCCGGCGAGAATGCCGGATGAACGACCTTATTTTCAGCGCGGAGCTCGTCGCCGCGGCTGGCGTCGGCGTAGAGCCGATAGGCCATGACCAACGTCGGCATCGGCAGCGCGAAGGCGAATTGCAGAAGCCGCGGGAGCGGGCGCGCCGTCTCGACCATATAAAACATGATGCTGGCGTGCAGCGAGACCATTGCTTGGAACGTCATCTGATCCATCGCGTCGGCGACCGCTTCCTCGACTTGCGCAAAGACCGCGTTCATTTGCAGCTTGAGCGCGTCGGCATCCTCGCGGCTGACGAAGGTCATAGTCGAGATAACGCGCCCCTCGGCCGCCAGGCACATGCCGATGATCGACCATTTGATGCGCGTCGCGCCGCTCATCGTCGTCGGCTCGGCGCCGGTGGAGACGCGCACCCTGGCGAGCTGCGGCTGCGTCACGCCGGCGGCACGCGCCAGCGCAAAGCAATTGGCGAGATATGGCCCCGCAGCATCGGCGCCGATCAACCGTTGTGCATTCGCCTGCAACGCAAAGCACGCCAGGCGCAGATCGGAGCCCGCGCGGCCTTGCGCCGGAACCGCGGCGACCAGCACGCCCAGGCTGCGCTGCAAGATGCCGGCGGCTTCGATCGTCTCGTTCTTTTGCATCAGGGCGTCGAGGCTGGCGCCCGTGCCGGCAAGCCGGCGAGCGCGCGGATTGCGGCGTCGCTGCCCTTCATCACGTCGAGCATGCGGGCGGTCGCGGCCTGCGATTGATTGATCAGCTCGTCGCGTGAGGAAGTCGGCGCGGCGCCGGGCGGGTCGCCCCACTCGACGAAGGTCATGTCAAAGGTGCAATAGCCGCCGAGCTTCTGCTCCTCGGTCCAACGGTATTGCGGGCAGACCGCCAGCATCGGCGGGATGGTCGGCAATTGGAGCACGCCCTTGCCTTCCTCCTCGAGCGCGGTGAATAACAAATCGCGCGCGATCCGGTAGTCGCGGGCATAGAGCGGCTCGCCGGTGTTGACCGGATAGACGATGCAATAGCCGCGCACCGAGAATTGCCGTGTGCGCCGCCCCATGTCCTCAGGGTACGGTAAATCGCGCTTGGGGAACTCATGCACGACGATCGCGCGCCCGCTCTCCTTGCTGCCCGCCTCGACGTGAAAGAACGCGCCGCGGAAGGATGCGGGCAACAACTCATCGCGCCATTTGGTGTTGGGTAGATCGGTGATCAGCATCGATCGCTATTCCTGATACTGCGACGCCATCGACGAGGCCGCCGGCTCCATCTGTGTTTGCCTCGTGACCTCGGTCTTTTTGAATAGGCCGCCGCCCTCGGCCCCGACCTTGGTTCCCCGCGGCGCGGTGACGTGAACCGATAGCTTGCCGGTGCC